AGCCGGTTCGACGCCTACACGAAAGCGCGCAACTGGGGTTGGATGAGCGCCAACGATGTGCGCGAGCTCGAGAACCAGAACCCGATCGAGGACGGCGACATCTACCTGCAGCCGCTGAACATGGTGCCAGCGGGGACGGATCCGATGTCGGATCAGGGCGCCAGGAATGTTCGCGCGCAAACATTTGGAGACACGCCGCATCAATCGGACGGGCTCCCTGACGTCGATCGCATCGAGCGGCGGGCCCTGCCTCCGCGCATCAGCGCGGCGAAGGCGCTGCAGCCCATCTACCTGGACGCTTTCCGGAGGATCGTAAAGCGCGAAACGGTAGAGATCCGCAAGGCCGTCACGACCTACCTCGAGGGCGGCGACGTGGAAGGATTTCGCGCCTGGCTGGAGGCATTCGCCGAGGAACATGCCAGCTGGATGGCGCCCAGGCTCCTTCCCGTATTCCAGTCGATGGCGGACGCGATGGTGCAGGCCGCGAACGATGAGATCGGCGGCGACGTCACGGCGGATGACCTGGGCGATTTCGTGGCCAGGTATACCGAGGCCTCGGCGAACCGGCATGCAGGCAGCAGCCGCGGCCAGCTCGATGCGCTGCTCGATGAGGAAGATCCATATGACGAGGTCACGACCAGACTCGATGAGTGGGACGAGAAGCGGGCTGACAAGTCGGCCAGGCGCGAGCGCCAGCGGAGCTCGAATGCGATGACGAAAGCGGTCTGGGCCGTGGCCGGAATCACGGCCCTCGTCTGGCGAACCACCGGCGCGTCCTGCCCGATCTGCCAGGAAATGAACGGCCGGTCCACGCTCATTCATGTGCCTTTTCTGGGTGAGGGCGCCGAGATCGGCGGGCTCATTACGAGGGGCAGCGTAGGGCATCCGCCGCTTCACGACGGGTGCGATTGCTATATGAGCCCTGAAATCGTGCGCGGCATCCAGGGCGCCAGCGCCGAGCATCGCCAGTATATCTTCGATCAAATAGTGGCGATGGTAAATCGCCAATTGTCCATTACGGAGGGCTGATCCATGGCCAAGCATAAGATTCAGAAGCGCTCTTTTACGCTAAGAGATATCGAGATCCGCGCAGAGGGCGAGGGTGGAGGCCGGACACTGACCGGATATGCTGCGCTTTTCGATACGCCCAGCCAGGACCTTGGCGGGTTCATCGAAATCATCCGCAGGGGCGCATTCGCCAAGACGATCCAGGAATCGGATATACGCGCGCTGTGGAATCACGATGACAATTTCGTGCTGGGGCGATCGAAGACTAAAACGCTTCGACTCGAAGAGGACGATAAAGGACTCAAAGTCGAGATAGATATTCCGGATGCGCAGTGGGCCCTCGACCTGGCCGAGACGATCGCACGCGGCGATGTCGATCAGATGAGCTTCGCCTTTCGAACGATACGAGACGCCTGGACGTGGACCGAGAGCGGCAATCCCGACATCCGCGAATTGCTGGAGGTGAGGCTATACGACGTCTCGCCTGTCACATATCCAGCCTACGAAGAAACCGAAATTTCAGTTCGCGAGCTGCGCGCTCGCGGCGAGGTGGATATCCCAGACGAATCAGACGAAGATGATCCTGAAAAGTCCGGCGATGGCAAACCACCAACCAATCCATCAGCGCCGCCCCCGGCTGGGCACCCTGATAAAAAAAGGCGATCGTCGATCGCCGAAATGAGGCGCCGGCTGCAACTGGCCGCGCGAATTTAGTAACTAAAACGCGGATATAAGATCCGCATAAAGAGATCATGAGAAAATTACTATTTGTTTTGGGGCTGATGGCTATGCTGGCGATCGGCGCTCAGATCGACGCTGACAGAAATGACATTGGCAAATCGCCTTTCGAAATCGTTCTGGCCATAACCCCGACAGCCCTTGTAAAGCTGCGAAAGAAAAAGGCTGCGAAGGCTGACGAGGCGCGTACGCTGCTGGACGAAGCTGGAGAAGAAGGCCTGAGCGAAGAGGATCAGGCGACGTTCGACGAGCTCATGGCGGAGGTCGATCAGCTGAACGAGCAGATTACTCGTCACGAGCGCATGCAGCAAGTCGACGAGACGCTCGAAGAGCGCACGCCCGTCAGGTCTGCAGAGGAAGGCGATGCTGGAGGCGAGCCTGGAGAGGGAGGTGAGGGTGGAGGTGATCCGGCGGCGGCAAGTCGCCAACAGGCGCGAGCAGGCAATGACCGCAAACGCCGCGCGAAGCTGGCTCACAATACGCTGCGCATGCTCCACGGCGTCACCACACGCAACCACGGCCTAATCGTCGAGGCGCAGCGCGAGCTCGCCCGGGAGGGCTGGTACGGCGAAGAGATCCAGCAGCGCGCCGCGGGCGACTATTACTCGACGCTCGTCGACGCAGACGGCGCCGTGCTGCTGCCGACCGTGGTCGTAGCCGAGATCGAGGAGATCTCCGAGGTGCTGGGCATCGCGCGCCAGCTGGTCGCTTCGTTCAATCATATCGTCGGCACGCTCAAGGTGCCCGGCGCGACCGGAGACCTTCGGGCTTCCGCAGTTGCCGAAGGCGCCGCGATTGCCTCGAAGATGCGGCAGTTCCAGGCCGTTAGCCTGAACCCGAAGAAGTGGGCGCTCATCATCCCCTGGACGTACGAGGCCAACCTCGAGGCCGGGCCGCAGATCCTGGCCGATGCCCAGCGTGCGATCGCGCGCGGTTTCGCCTACGCGGAGGACGACAGCCTATTCAATGGCGACGGCACAGCGACCTACAACTCGATCGACGGCATCCTGAGCGCGAACCGCACGAGCGTCGCCGATTATGCGCTGCCTGCTACGAAGACGTCGTTCGACGACATCTCTGCCGATGACGTGTTCCTGCTCAGGCGTAAGATCCCGGCTGCGCTGCGCGACATGGGCACCTATGCCTTCCATCCCGACATGGAACCGACGCTGCGTACGCTCAAGGATGGCAACGGCCGTTACATCTACGCCTACAACGAAGACAACGGCGTTGCCACGCTCGGCGGCCGCCCGGTGCGATACAGCGAAGTCCTGCCCGATATCACGGCCGATGCTGTGGACACGACCTTCGGCGTATTCGGCGATTTCGCGGCCTTCAAGATGGCGATCGGCGAAGGCATGACGAGCGAAGATCTTCGCGAGGCCACGGTGACCGACGCCGACACTGGCGCTGACATCAACCTGGCCACGCAGGATTTGCGCGCGCTGAAGGTTCGCGAGTTCTTCGACATGGATTGCAATTTCGAGGAGAGCTTCACCAAGATCACGACTGCTGCTGCTTGATCGAGACGAACCGACGATCTCCGATCGCCTACCATCGTCAAGCAACACGCACGAGGCCTTCACGAAACCCTGGGGCCCGGATATCCCGGGCACCAGGGTAACGAACCGCGGAGCAATCTGACATCGGAGGAGCGATATGACCTACAAGATGCTAAAGAGCGGGGCGACTAAAGGCGCCGTCTCCGGGAAGAACAGGGTGTGGAATCCGGGGCAAATCATCGAAGCCCCTGCGGGTGAATTCAAGCACATGAACAAATCGCATTATGTCATCCTGGCTGGCGGCGGCCCGTCGGTAGATCCCCAGGATGAAGATGCGACCGCTCCCGAGGCGCCCGAGAAGGCGGTGAGCAGGCCGAAGCGAAAGTCTAAACAGAGCGCCAAGTGAGAATCGAGACGATCATAGCGCCCACGGATGAGCCGCTCAGCCTGGCAGCTGCGAAGCTCTTCTGCCGCATCGATCCGGATCTGGCCGACGAGGACAGTCTCATCATGGATCTGATCAGGGCGGCCAGGGAGCAGATCGAGATCCAGACATCTAGGGCGCTGGCGCCTCAGACGCTGCGCCTGGTCATCGATGGATTTCCAAAGAATCGGTCTTCGCTTCCGCTGCCGCGGTTTCCGCTCATCAGCATCACTTCAGTGAAGTACGACGATGAGGCTGGAGACGAGCAGACCTGGGATACGGCCGATTACAACGTGATCACCGGTTCCCTGCCTGGCGCCATCCATGCCGAGGACGCCTGGCCGGCGACGATCGCGCGGCCCGGTTCGGTGCGGATCACCTATATGTGCGGCTACGGCCACACCTCGGAAGGATCCGAACCCTCGACGGAAGCGGCGCCCGAGCGCGCGGTCACGGCGATCAAGTACCTGGTCAATCACTGGTACGAACGCCGCGATGCGGTGCTCGCCGGCACGATCGCGACAGTGCTTCCGATGGCGGTGCGTAGCCTGATCGATCCGCTCAAGATTCGTTATGCTTTACCTATCGTTTCGATTTGAGGCGCATAGATGCCAATACGTTATACCGCATCGAATCTCAACACTGCGGGCACGTTCTACCTGCCCACCCGCACGACGAATGCGGACATGGAAGAGGTGGAAACGCTGACCGAGGTGCACCGGCTGCGGGGAGAATTTCTGCCCTCGCCAGGACGGGAGCGTATGCGGGCCGAGCAGATCGATGCCGAGCCGCGGGCGATGTTCGTGATGCGCTACCGCAGCTGGGTGACGACCAACCATGTCGTCGACATCCGGGGAGAGATCTACGAGATTCACAGCATCGTCGACGTCGACGGGCGCCGGCGATATCTGGAGCTGATCCTGACGAAGCGGAGGTTTCAATGAGACTCAAACTAGATCTGCCACAAAGCGAGATCAACAAGATGACGAAGCAGGTTCGCGCCTGGCAGGCCAGGAAGCGCGCCGAAATCATTGATCTCATTGAGGATACGGTGAACGCGATCGCGGACGATGCTGGGACGCGAGCGCCGGTAGAGAGCGGGAAGCTGAAAAAGAAGATCAAGGCCCTGCTCACGGACGTAACCTCGCACCTGGCCG